AACCTATAAATAAATAGTAAAATGACTAGAGTATATCAATGACTGTAAGAACCGTCGGAATAGGATCATCTGTACCTATAAATTCGACTGCAAAAATTTCAAGTGCATTTAATGTGCAATCGAATGTGATGCGGATCGTTGCTAAAGGTAAGAATGCTCATGTTGCAATTAATACTGGAACAGCAGCAACAAATGAGGACTTTTTCATCACTGCTGGTGAAGAAGAAACAATTTCGATTACCAAAGGTTCTCAGGCAGTTGTCAGTATAACAAATGGTAGCACAACAATTCTTGAAGCTCCAGAAGGTACACAAATGCCATTTATAATTGGTGATTATGTTACTCTAGATACTGCTAATGACACTAACTACACTACTTTAATTAAGCATGTGAAAGTTACTGATGTCAATAACAATATGCCATATGGTGCAAGTGGATTTGCAAGAAGCAGAATAACTGTTGATGCAGATACTTCTGGTATCACCACAGCATATAGATCCAACTCAGGTGGATCTGTTGTTACATCATTAAAACTGTCAGCAAAATTAGCAGATGGTGAAACAGCAAGTTCAACTGCTGCATTATATTTCCAACAAGTTCAACGTACTGGATAACAAAATGAAACTGATTAGAGAAGAAATCGAATCTGTAGAGTTTCTCGTCGAGAATAGAAACGGCAAGAAGTCTATGTATATCGAAGGTGTATTCTTACAAGGAAACATTAAAAACCGAAACGGTAGAATGTATCCGATGGAAACTCTTCGTAAGGAGGTTTCTCGTTATAATGAGAATCATATTCAGTCAGGTAGAGCACTTGGAGAGTTAGGTCATCCAGAAGGCCCAACTGTGAATCTTGATCGTGTATCCCATAAGATTGTATCACTCAAAGAGAGTGGATCTAATTTTATAGGAAAAGCAAAATTACTATCAACACCAATGGGTAAGATCGCGTCTTCTCTCGTAGAAGAAGGAGTCAAACTCGGTGTTTCATCTCGTGGTATTGGTTCTCTCAAAATGACAAGAGAGGGAGTCAATGTTGTAGGTGACGACTTCATGTTAGCAACTGCTGCTGATATCGTTGCTGACCCTTCAGCACCCGATGCTTTTGTAGAGGGAATCATGGAAGGAAAAGATTGGGTATGGGATGGAGGCATACTTCGTGAGAGGTCTGCTGCTAAAACATACAAGACAATCAATACATTAACAGACCAGAAAAGATTAGACGAGCAGAAATTGAATCTGTTTAACGACTTTTTGTCGAATTTATAACTTTTCTAAATAAAAATAGTTTTAATCACAGCTCATCGGAGTATAAAAAATGTCTCGTGGCAAAAAATTACAAGAAATGGAAGTAAAGACACAGCAATCCAAGTCCGCTGTCAATGCTAACGCCAAGCCTGGCGATCCAATGCCTAAGTTAAGCACAGGTGGTACACCACCAACATATGAAGATCTCGGAGGCCCAACTCCAGAGAACTATAAACCAGATGATGATTCTGCAAAAGTAAAAGAGCCCGGTGGCACTTTAAAGCAGGTTAAGGATGTAGTAACTAAAGGAGCAAAGGCAGGAGAACCCATGAAATCCAAAGGATACAAAATGGAAGAGGAAGAAGTAGAACTCGAAGATCAACAGGAAGTTGTTGCAGAGGACGAGACATCCGCTGAAACTGATGAAGTTGTGGCAGAAGAAGATGACACAATAACAGAGGAAGAAGTAGAGACATATGATATCGATGATGATGTCAATGCTTTACTTGGAGGAGAAGAACTCTCTGAAGAGTTTAAAGCAAAAGCAAAAACAATTTTTGAGACCGCACTCAAGACAAAGGTTGCTGAAGTAAGAAAACTTCTCGAACAACAGTATGAAGAAAAACTTGGAGAGGAGATTATCGAAGCAAAAGAAGCTCTCGCTGAGAGAGTGGACTCATACTTAGAGTACGTTGCCGACGAGTGGTTCACTGAGAACCAACTTGCAGTCGAAAACGGCCTCAAGGAAGAACTCACACAATCATTCCTTGGTGGAATGAAGAGTCTTTTTGAAGAACATTATGTACAAATCCCTGAAGACAAATACGATGTCCTTGAGAGTATGGTAGAAAAACTTGATGACATGGAGAGTAAACTCAATGAGCAAATCGAAAAGAATATTTCACTAAACAAGCGTCTCGCAGAGTCGGTTGCAGATGGTATCCTTGACGAAGTTTCTGAAGGCCTAGCGTCTACACAGAAAGAGAAGCTCGCTTCACTTGCCGAAAGTGTAGAGTTTGAAAGTGAAAACAATTATCGTGAAAAATTGGAGACACTGAAGCAATCTTATTTTGCACAGAAGTCATCTCCAGCAGTTAAAACTGAAACATTGTCAGAAGGATTAGACGCTACTCCTGAATCGACAACTGGTTCAATGGCAGCATATCTGAAGACACTTCAGTCATTTAACAAATAACTGATTTTATTAAATCAAACAAAAACTTTTAAAAGGTAAATCCCAAAATGTTTCAATCAGAATCATTGCAGGAAAAGTGGAAGCCACTTCTTAACTATGAGGGCCTTGACGAGATCAAAGATCCCCATCGTAAAGCAGTAACCGCCGTCCTGCTCGAAAACCAAGAAAAGTTCCTAAGAGAGGAACAATCATTCTCATCCAACGGGATGTTAATGGAGCAACCAACTGTTAATACTAATAGTGGTTCAACCGCTGGTTTTAGTGCCGGTGCATCTACACCAGTTGCTGGTTTCGATCCCGTACTTATCAGTCTTATTCGTCGTTCAATGCCAAACTTGGTCGCATATGACCTAGCTGGTGTACAACCAATGAGCGGCCCAACAGGTCTTATCTTCGCAATGAGATCTCGTTACAGTAGCATGACAGGAACAGAGACATTCTACAACGAAGTAGACTCTGCATTCTCTGGTCGCGATAAAGCATCTAATGCCGAAACTGGTTTCGTCGATGGCGACGCTGGTATGGGTACAACTGCTGTATCTGCTACAAACCCTGCAGTTCTTAACCCAGTATCATCTGCATCCTCACTAGGATACAAGGTCGGTATGGGAATGAGAACCGACAACGCTGAAGCACTTGATGGCACAGGTAATGATGCCTTCAACCAAATGGCATTCTCAATCGAGAAAGTTACCGTTACAGCGAAGTCCAGAGCACTAAAGGCAGAGTACAGTTTAGAACTTGCTCAAGACCTTAAGGCAATCCACGGTTTAAACGCTGAAGCAGAACTTGCTAACATCTTATCAACTGAGATACTTGCTGAGATAAACAGAGAAGTTATCAGAACAATCTATAAGACTGCAGAGCAAGGTGCTGTACAAAACGTTGCAACCGCTGGTGTATTCGACCTTGACATCGACTCAAACGGAAGATGGTCTGTTGAGAAATTCAAAGGACTATTGTTCCAGATCGAAAGAGATGCAAACGCAATCGCACAAAGAACTCGTCGCGGAAAGGGTAACATCATCCTATGTTCTGCAGACGTTGCTTCTGCACTAACAATGGCTGGTGTACTTGACTACACACCTGCTCTTAACGCTAACCTTAACGTTGATGACACTGGTAATACATTTGCTGGTACATTACAAGGTAAGTTCAGAGTATACATCGACCCATATGCTGCAAACCTAACTGCTGCTAACGCTGCACCTACAGGTGGTAATCAGTACTATGTCGTTGGTTACAAAGGTACTTCACCATATGATGCTGGACTGTTCTACTGTCCTTACGTTCCACTACAGATGGTTCGTGCAGTGGGAGAAAATAGTTTCCAACCAAAAATCGGGTTTAAGACTCGTTATGGTATGGTTGCTAACCCATTCGCAGAAGGAACACAGGCAGGAAGCGGTATCCTTAGTGTTAACGCTAACCGTTACTACAGACGTGTTGCTGTTAAAAACCTTATGTAAGCAAGATGCTTATATCTTTCAGGAGACCCTTCACGGGTCTCTTTTTTTATGCTATAATAAATACTAGAGGAGACCTGCTCAGAACTAATGGCAACCCGTCCATCACAAATTGATAATAGGAATTTCCTTGCACCAGTTGGCTTTAAGTTTAATCTTAAACGAAGTCCCGGTGTTGCTTACTTCTGCAATAGTGCAAACATTCCAGATCTAAATTTAGGTGTTGCAAATCAACCAAACTATCTTAGAGACATTCCAGTTCCCGGAGATAAGATTGATTTTGGAGACTTAAATATTAGATTTCTTGTTGATGAAGACTTAACTAATTACATGGAGATTCAAAAATGGCTTCGTGGATTAGGATTTCCAGAAACTGTTCAAGAGTTTCGTGATTGGGAAAAAAGTGGACAGACACCAAAAAGAAACTATGGTCAATCAGGACATGACATATATTCTGATGGCACATTACAGATACTCAGCAGCAATCTTGTAGCAAAATTCAATGTTAAATTTACAGATTTATGGCCCTACAGTTTGACAACTTTATCATTTGATGCTACAGATACTGATATTGAATACTTTACAGCAGATGTAAGTTTTAAATACACCATGTATAATATTACCGATTTGGAGGGAAATGACCTTTGATCTTGAAACGATTCAAGAAATGTGGGAAAAAGATGCAAAAATAGACCGAGATAACCTACATGATGAATCTTTGAATATACCATCACTACATGCAAAATACTTTCAGATATACAATACAATATTTTTACTGAGAAAAAAAGCAGAGCAACAGAGAAAGAATATAAGACACGAAAGATATGAATACTTTAGTGGTAAGGCTGACCCTGATGTTTACATTCAGAATCCTTTTCCAAAAAAGATAAGAGATAAAGATACAATGACAAAGTATTTGGATGCAGATGAGAAACTATCCAATGCATCTTTGAAGATTGAATACTATGATACTATGCTTACATACTTAGAAAGTATATTAAAAGTCATACAGAACCGCACATATCAAATCAAAAATGCAATTGAGTTCATGAGATTTAACGCTGGAATGGGGTGATAAATACATATAGATTCATGGATCTATGTGATAAACACTTCTGCTAATGTTGTCATATCCAAAGCGAATGAAGTATTTCTTAGAGTCAAAGCAGATCCTCATATTGAATATGAGTTAAGAGATCACTTCACATTCCAAGTTGAGAGTGCAAAGTTTATGCCTCAATATCGGAATCGTAATTGGAATGGTGAAATACATTTATTTGATTTACGATCAAAGAGGATCTATGTTGGTCTATTAGATCGAATCATCGCATTTTGTAAGAGACACGATTATACATATAAATTTCAAGATAACGAATACTATGGAGTTCCTTTTGAACAAAATGATAGTATCTCATATGAAGGTGTAAAAGATTATATGAGTTCTATTTGTGCTCATCCTCCAAGAAAATACCAAGTTGATGGAGTATTCGATGCCTTAAAGCACAATAGAAAGCTATTGATATCACCGACTGCTTCAGGAAAATCTTTGATGATTTACTCTGTTGTAAGATACTACGTAGATAAAGGTCAAAAAATCCTGCTAGTTGTTCCAACGACATCTCTTGTAGAGCAGATGTATAAGGATTTTCAGGATTATGGTTGGGATTCTGAGTCATATTGTCACAGAATATATTCAGGTAAAGAAAAAACCAATGAGTTTCCAGTTACAATTACAACATGGCAATCAGTCTATAAACTAGACAGAACTTTCTTTGAAGATTATAACGTTGTGATTGGTGATGAAGCTCACTTATTTAAAAGTAAGTCATTAATATCTATAATGACAAAATTACATCATGCAAAGTATAGGTTTGGATTCACAGGAACTTTAGACGGCACACAGACGCATAAATGGGTCTTAGAGGGACTGTTTGGCCCATCATACAAGGTGACTAAAACAGATGAACTCATGAAACAAGGTCATCTTTCACAGTTAGATATTCAGTGTCTTGTATTAAAACATCCACCACAAAAGTTTGAAACATATAATGATGAGATTGAATATTTAATATCTCATGAACAGAGAAATAAATTTATTACAAACTTAGCACTTGATCTTAAGGGTAATACACTTATTTTGTATAGTAGAGTACAAGCTCATGGTTCAGTGCTATACAGTATGATAAATACAAACAAGAGTGATGAGCGAAAAGTTTTCTTTGTTCATGGTGGTGTGGATGCTGAAGAAAGAGAACAGATTCGAGAGATCACTGAGAGAGAAGTGAATGCTATCATCGTTGCATCTTATGGCACATTTTCAACAGGTATCAATATTAAAAACTTGCATAATATTGTTTTCGCCTCTCCTTCAAAGTCCAGAATACGAAACCTCCAAAGCATTGGAAGAGTTCTCCGAAAAGGAACTAACAAAGCCAAAGCTATTCTATACGATATCTCTGATGACTGCTCAGTTAAATCAAGGAAAAATTACACATTGAATCATCTTATTGAAAGAATTAAGATTTATAATGAAGAAAACTTTAACTATGATATAATAACAATACAACTCAAAGACAAATGATCGAAGACGACTTTTACGCTACTATCAAATTCAAAAGTGGAGAGGAGATCTTTGCAAAAGTTGCTGCCTCTGAAGAAGTAAATCGAACTGTATTATTATTATCTAATCCAATTATGGTAAGTGAAGTTAAAAGTAAAAATGGAATGACAGGATATAAGGTTGAACCATGGCTTAAAACAAGTAAGGACGATATGTTTATGGTAGATTTAAGTGAAGTATTAACAATGTCAGAATCATCAGATGTTGAGATGATATCAATGTATCAAAGATGGTTAAGAGATACCACTCGATCAAAAAATAATGAACCTAAATTAAGTCGTAAAATGGGATATATTTCTACAGTAAATGATGCAAAAGATATACTAGAGAAACTATATAAATCTAAAGAATCAAAGGGCTAATATCCTTAAACCTCTACAAAGGTTATTGTACA